AAACCGAGACATCCGTTCGCAAACTGCGGTCATGAAGCAGGACCTAGAGAGTGCCCGAGATTTAGAGACTTTTGATGAATTTTACCTCCCCTGGAACATGGACTTCCGCAGCAGATGCTACCCGGTGCCCCATTTCAACTACCATAGAGATGACCATATTAAGGCAATGTTCCAGCTAGGTACGACCAAGCAGATGACACCTGATGGGGCAACTTGGCTTGCCATTCATGTCGCCAATTTGGGTGATTTTGAAAAAGTATCGAAACAGCCTTTCGCAGCTAGAAATAAATGGACGGAGGATAACTCAGACTGGATTTGCCAAGTGGGTCGAGACTTTAAGGGGACAGTCGAGCTGTGGTCTAAAGCCGATAAGCCGTTCCAGTTTTTAGCAGCTTGCAACGCCTGGTCACAATGGAAAGAGCATGGCTTATTGTACCACTGCGCCATCCCTTGCAGCCTTGATGGTTCCAACTCCGGGTGCCAGCACTACTCAGCTGCCTCTCTTGATGAGAAGGACGGAGCCCTCGTCAACCTCACGCCAAGCGAAAGCCCACAAGACGTTTATCAGTCAGTGGCTGACCTGGTTCTCAAAAGGGTGACTGCAGACGCTTTGGTCGAAGATGAGCAACAGGTATTTGCAAAAGCCTGGTTGGCTTACGGTATCAACCGAAAGGTGTGTAAGCGCAATACCATGACCTATGCCTATTCTGCGGTTGTCTATGGATTTGGGGAACAGCTCGAGGCCGATGTTATGGTTCCGCTGGCGACCTTGGTGCTCAAGGGTCAGATTAAGGCACATCCGTTTGGAGAGACTGCCTATGAGAATGCCAAGGCTGCCCGATATCTAGCGCAAATCAACATGGACAGTATTCGCCAGGTAATAAGGTCAGCAGCTGATGGCATGGAGTTTTTCAAGGCTATTGCTGGTGCGCTTGCCCACGAAGGTAAGCCAGTGCGCTGGACTACTCCAACCGGGTTTATTGCCTACCAAAAGTATACTGATTTTGATATGAAGAAGGTTAAGCTATTCCTACATGACCGGGCCACCCATGTTGAAAAACGGATGCAGATAACTGTGCGTCAGCGGAGTAAGACTAAGATTAAAAAGCGCAAGTCCAAGTCATCGATTAGTCCGAATGTCATCCACAGTATGGACAGCTCACATCTAATGAAAACAGTGTTACTGCTGAAAGAGCAAGGTGTTGTGGACTTTTTCTTAATTCATGATTCCTTCGCAGCGACTCCCTCTGAAACTGATTTAGTGTACGGAGCCGTCAGACTAGCGTTTATTGAAATGTATGACGGGTTCTGTATGTACCAAAAGTTTCTTGACGAAGCCAACCAGCAACTCAGTTTACAAGGTCGAGACATGCTGAATGTCACGGTCCCCAAAAAAGGTAATCTTGACCTTTGGAAAATTCTAGATTCGGAGTATTGCTTTGCCTAACTAATTAAGGAGGTATCTATGAGTAAAGGTTCTAACAGAAGGCCCACCAACGAAACTGCATTTGCTGCAAACTTCGACAAGATATTTGGTAAGCCGCCCATTAAAAAAGAAAAGCAACTAGGGGAAGAGAAGACAAAACAAGCCCAAAAATAGGTACAGAAGCAAGCGCCAAGGTCATGTGAAAGCATGGCCTTTTTTTGTGCCTGGGAGAAGTGTCCACCCTTAGAGATACTCAAAAAGGAAAAATCACGAATGCATCCCAGGGAACGAGTGTACGGAATGCTGGAACTGCTCAGGTCTCAAGGCAAACCAATTCCAACTGCACTTATCAATGAAGCAAAAAAACTAGGTATCCACCTAGACCTAACTGAAAACCCAATAACCAAAACCAAGGAGAGCACTTAATGGCTCAAAATAATCGAGTGGCATTTACCACTGACGTAGGAAAAGCCCAATACCCGTGGCTCAACAAACCTGATTCTGCATTTGGGGGTGAGCCCAAGTACAAAACTAATTTAGTGATGGAAAATTCTAAGGCCATTATTAAGTTAATTGTTGACGCTGCCCGACAAGAATTTGGCGACAAGGCCGACAAAGCCAGAATGCCTTTTGATCTCGATGAGGATACTGGCGAATGTATTTTAAAAGTTAAGTCCAAGTACGCCCCTGCGTTTTTTGATGCGACAGGTCAGGAAATATTTGGCGGTCAGATACCACAACTCTTTGGCGGCAGTGTAATTAGAGTTGGCGGCTACGCTTCACCCTACACAGTCTCAGGGACTAGCGGTGTATCACTCCAGCTAACCAGAGTCCAGATAATTACTCCAGTCAGTAGCTCCCAGGGTGGCGGTGCAGATGCCACAGGATTCAATTCTGTCGAAGGCGGATTCACAGCAAATGACTTGATGGACGCACAGACTGAGGAAATAAACGATGAAGTGGAGCAAGCGCCAGCAACATCGGCTGACCGTTTCTAACGGTATTAAGCATGGTTACCGTAGTGGTCTTGAAGACAAGATAAGTAAGCAGATAACAACAGCTGGCCTCGAGGTCCAGTACGAAACTGACAAGATCAGTTACCACGTTCCACCGCGACATAGTAAGTACACCCCTGACTTTAAGCTGCCCAAAGACGGTGGCTTTTTTTATGTGGAAACAAAAGGCATATGGGATGTAAAGGACAGGCAGAAGCACTTGTTGATCAAAGAGCAGCATCCTGAGATCGACATTCGTTTTGTCTTCAGCAACGCCAACAACAAGTTATATAAAGGCTCGAAAAGCACCTACGCCAGTTTCTGCGATAAGCATCGACTGAGGTGGGCACATAAAACGATTCCATGCGAATGGCTTGTCGAGTAGTAACCAAAGGCTGCCCTTAACCGGGTGGCCTTTTTTATTAATTTTTGAGGGGAAATCAATGGAAGCTCCGCAAGGTAATTCCGAAAATACTTTTATCAAACACCTGCCGTGCGAAAAGTGCGGATCAAAAGACAACAACGCATTGTACTCTGACGGCAGTACCTATTGTTTTGGCTGCGAGGAATATGCGTCAGCCGAAGGAACTGTTGGGCACAAGGCCACCAAAGTAAACGCAGGACTGTTACCTGGTACCTACGCTGCTCTGCCAGCCCGAGGTCTGACCGAAGAGACCTGTAGAAAATTTGACTATCAGATTGGCTTTGACGGGACACGGCCTGTGCAAATTGCTAACTATCGAAATGACTCAGGTCAAGTATCCGCGCAAAAGATTCGAGATGCCGACAAGAACTTTAAGATTCTTGGAGACGGTAAAGACATGCAGCTATTTGGCCAGCATTTGTGGACCGGAGGCAGGAAGATCGTGATCTGCGAGGGCGAGGTAGACACATGTACAGTCTCACAGGTCCAAGGTAATAAGTGGCCTACTGTTGGCCTGCCATTGGGCGCTCAAAGCGGTAAGAAAGCACTACTTAAAGCCTGGGACTACCTACTTGAGTTTGACGAAATAGTCTTGATGTTTGACCAGGATGACGCAGGGCAGAAAGCTGCACTTGATTGTGCCGAGGCCCTACCAGTAGGCAGAGTAAAGATAGCGACCCTTCCAGAGAAAGATGCCAATGAGTGTCTTAAGAAAGGTCTCGAGAAAGAGATCATCAACGCAATCTGGCGAGCAAAAGAATGGAAGCCTGAAGGTATTGTCAGCGCCAGTTCACTGTTGGATATCGTTGGTGATTTAGACGAACTTTCGACAGTCGCCTACCCCTTTCAAAAATTAAATGAGATCACCAAGGGTATACGCCCTGCCACCCTAGTCACCATCTGTGCTGGTAGTGGTGTGGGTAAGTCTACCTTTGTCACTGAGATTGCTTATGCCCTGCAGCAGTCTGGCCAGAAGGTTGGGATGTTGATGCTGGAAGAAACGAACAAGCGCACAGTTCAGGGTCTCGTAGCTGTGCACATGAATACTAACTTTGTGCAAGAGGGAGATTTGGCGACCAAAAAAGAGATACAGGCCGCACATGGCGATCTATTGAAAGACACAGACATCGAACTCTGGGATCACTTTGGTAGCTCCTCTCTAGACGTTGTTGTCAATAGGATTCAGTACATGGTCCGAGCGACTGGTTGCCAGCACATCATCTTGGACCACATCAGCATCCTAGTCTCAGGTCTTACTGGTGAGGTAACTGATGAGAGAAGACTCATCGACCTCATCATGCATAAACTCAGGACCACGGTGCAGGAGCTAGGTATTACCCTGTTCTTAGTTAGTCACCTAAAGAGACCCCAGGGTATTGGCCATGAAGCAGGTGCCAAGGTCGAGCTATCACAGCTCAGAGGTTCTCACTCTATCGCGCAGTTGGCTGATCAATGCATCGGCCTCCAAGTCAATGCCGAGGACCCCAGTGATGACACTCGTGAGATTGTCGTTCTCAAAAACCGATTCACAGGCCAGGTAGGTTTTGCCGGGCGCCTTAAGTACCACCGATCCCAATCTCGTTTACTAGAGATTTCGGATATGGATTCTAAATTTTA